TTATATTCACTTTCGAGGGTAGTTGTGACAGTTTCTAAGATACCAATCTCTTCTTTTAGTTTTTCATTTGTAGCAGAAACTCCTTCATAGAATCCTTTCGCATTAATCTTAGCATCAACAAACTGTTCCGATATCAGCTTTGCTTTTGCAATATAAGTATCTAGAGGCTCCTTACCTTGCTTAATAGCCTCAGTAATAAGAATAATTTGTTCCCGAAAGATTTTTGCTTCTTCTGATGCTTTGACTAATTCCTCGCCAGATAAGTTTAAATTATTTGATTGGTTATTTGAACTATCGTTTTCATTTTCTGCCACGGTAGGAGATTCCTATAATAAAAAACTACAATATAATTATGTCACAAAAGAAAAAGCGGATATTTCTACCCGCTTTTATTTACTTACTTTTCTTTTTTTCGTTCTCGTCTTTAAATTGCTTTGCTAGTCTTTCACTGAACCACATTCTCAGACCGACTGGTAGATTATAAAGCTCAGTTAAGGACCATCCTGCATGATATTTCATCAAGAATATCTGCTCATACATAGAGCGACTATATTCCTCACTTAGGCCAAAAAAATTCCTGCGTAAAAGGAACCTCCAGTTCTTGCTCTTCTGTACAAGAGCTGCAGATATACTTTTTTTCTATTGTTACATTTGGAATAAGTTTTTGATAATTATTTCTTAAACATTTAGCATCATATGCTGGCATAACATCAACTGCTCTATGTAAAGTCTCTGCCTCAGTTATACCATTGATCGATGATATAATTATTTTAAGTTGTTCAGACACGCTTAAGTCTGCATTATTATCAAACTTTCTTTTGTCTTCTAGTATGCGTAGTATAGATCTTTCATCATTACCATTCATCAGACGACATTCAACAATCCATTTAGTTTTTGGCAACTGTAGAATAATATTTCCATTTTCAAGTTGCTGATAATTTAGCACATCATTATTTGCAGCATGTTTTAATATGTCTTCTGTTTGACGTACTTTAACTTTTGTTAAATCAATTCCAACAACATTTTTACTGCCACAGTTATTACAATTAAGCATAACATCATAATCTGCACCATACGCAGCTATACGAGCAGCAACCATTATTGCATTCTTATCCCCTACGAGCAATGTTTGTACTGGTATGCTTTTATCTATCAATAATGACTCTATTAGTTTATCAATAACAAGACCTTTTCGGATAAGAGATCTATTTGTTAATATATCCTCTTCCTTTGCGGTCATTTGACGTATTTCTAATGTATCACAATTTCTTAGAGGGTGATTTTCGTCATAGAATCTACCTTTGGATGGTAGATCGATAATTTCGATAGGATTTACAAAACTAAAGATATCTTGACTATTTGATACTGTTGCCGGGATTGATTCACTTGCTTGTTGTTTTATTTGTTCTAGTTTTTCTTCAAAACTGTTTTTCATTGTTTCCTGCTTTCTTTATTTTATTCGTTCGTAGATGGCGTCTGTATTTTTGGAGGCTTTACATCTCTATTTAGTTGTGTTAGCTCTGCCCAATCATATGTTATGCCAACTGTCATAGTTAAAACACTATCTGATGCATAGTCAAGCTTACCATTTGATATGTCTGTTATTAGTGGGTTATAAAGCTTCCACTCCTCTATAACAACACCATCACCATCTAGTTCTGCTAAATAAATATAATCTTTTCGATAGTCTTTTGAATTATTACTTAATAGGTCTTCACTTGTTTTTTGACCAGTCAAAACAGTAATCATATTTTTTTTGAAATGGTAAGATCTGAAACGATTTAGCTTTAAATCATCTATTTCTTCTTCATTTGGATTAAAGTACCCAGAGTTCTCTAGGAAGTCATAAAAAAACTTTTGTGTTGTCTTTGCATTTACTTTAATGATTTGTTGAAAGTTGGTTGGAGTGCGGACCGTCCTGCCAAATGGATCTGATCTAGAGGGCCTTGCTTCATCTACAATGCCACCACCCGCGACAGATGTTCTATTTGAATTTCCAGTCTTAACTTCTATTGTGCCTAACTCTGCGTTAGCGCCCACATTTACTTTTTTTTCTTCATCATACTGTCCACCAGTTGTATCCGCTGCGCTTCCTCTTTTATCTGTCCAAAATACATCGTAGAATTCTATTTTAATAGGATTCCAGACTAATCTCTTGGGAAAATTGAAAGTGTGTGAATAGAGATATTTAGCCTGCACTGTATCAATTTTATATGATGGCCTGTCAACAGATTTCACTAAATAATGTGGTATACCTGCATTAATGTCTCTTTCAAATGGATCTAAAAAAACGACCCATCTATGCGATTGTTTTGGAAACAATGAAGATGGGTCGCTCCAGAAAGCCATGATATGTACCTTTTAGTTTTTTAATTGCCTATTATACACTAAATAGGTACATATTTAAAAAAGTTAAATAAATTGTGCAGTTGTGTACTCTGCCCAATCATAACGGAATGTATATTCCACAGTTAATACTTCTTCTGATGCGTATGATAGCTGTGGCATAGTAGCTGTTTTGATAAATGCATTTTTTATAACCCATTGATCAACTGGGTTGCCGTCTGAATCAAGAACATCAACTTTGATATTTCTTGTTGCTAGAACAGAACGATTTTTTGATAGGGTTCTCATTTGCGCTGCGCCGATTTGTGGACCAGCGTTTGGCGGCATAACCCAACCAGAAGTTGCTAAATAATCATAGCTTTTCTTTGAAACATTTGTTGTATTTAGACCAATTGCATCAACAAATTTGATCTTAACTTCTGTCCATGTGATCTTCCCTGGAAAATAGAAAGTCTTATCGAGATATTCTACTTTGCCAGCATCTGATATTGTATATGTTGGTCTGTCAGCGCTTTGCGCAAGAAACGTTGATTCTGTTCCTGTGGCGCCGTTATTTAGATAGTCAAACGTTACGCGAAATTTAAATGTTCTTTTTGGATCTAATGTAGGATCGCTCCAGAATGCCATTTTATTATTCTCCTATTGCTTTAATTAATTTATTCTGTAAATGCAGCGCCAGCGTTTGTTACAACAAAGTCGATTGCAACATATTCTAGTGCGCGTGTTGGCTTTAGATAGATCTTACAATACATAATATTACGATCCACTAAATCAGCAGTTGTTGTAGTTTCATCCAGAACAACTTTGGCGTCATCTAGACCATAACCATTTTTTATTTGTAGTAGGAATGGCTCAACAACTGACTTAAATCTATTCCATGTTGCTTCAACGTTTGGCTCAAATAGAATTCTTGTAGCTGCGCGTGAAACTTCTTTTTTGATGTAGTTAACTAATCTACGTACATTTACTCTATCAAGAGCTGATGGCGTTTGTTGTAAGGTTTTTTGGCCGAAGATAACAACACCTTCATTTGGGAATGTAGCGATTGGGTTAATGTTTGTTTCGTATAGCTCATCACGATCTGATGAGATTAGGTGCAATGCTGTTCTTGATACGGATATACCAGAAGTTAGTTCTGTTAGCCCACCGCGATTAAATCCCGCTGGAGCAAACCATAGGGCTTGACGACCCTCTGTACCGCCAATAGCGCCTAATGCTGCGATAGAGGCTGGTAGGAATATGCCTGCTGCTGGAGCAAATACTGCTGGGAAATATGCGGCTCCGTAGCTATTATCAATTGTTCTTAGATTTAGGCTGTTAATAGCGCTGCTAACTGAGGATGGGCGCTCTTCGGTTCCACTATTCTCATATGCATATTTATAATCACCCTCTAGGTCTATGATTGCCATAGAATCGCCGCGAGTCTTGCAAACTTCAAGCATATAATCTGTTAGATCCGCATTCTGTAGGCCAGGTACGCATAGCAAGTTCATATCGATAACTTCTGCGCTTGATACCATATCAATTGCTTGCTTGATAGCTCTAAATGCAGCGCTATCAGTCTCATCAGCGTCAACTAGTATTTGATTGTTAATAAATGGCTCTGCTTTTGTAATATCTTTTGCGTCAAAACCGCCGTATAATGGCATATCAAAGCCAGCAAATTTGCCTTCTAGTAATAAATCATTATCTGCATTATAGTCCGTATTATCATAATTATAAGAACTACCAGAAACAACAACAAAACGTGTATGGAATATAGAATCTCCAAAACCAACAGTGCTACCTCTATAAGCTAATAGATCTACAAGATCGGCATTTGAAACCGCATCAGACACTAAACCAAAACGCTTTGTTTTAGCAAATGAAGATTTTGTTGAATCTAGTAATTCAATGTCTGGATGGCTACCAGTTAGAGTCGCAGGCGCATTTCTTAACTCAAAGCCGTGTGGTAGAGCTGCGGCTGGGATATCTGCGCTGTCGTGCATCTCAACTCTTATATAGGCAGAGCGATTTGAATATGTACCGAGTTCTAAATAGCGACCTTCTGTTGAATTCCATGAACGATATGAATCGCCTATTGCTTTAACAATGTAATTATCTGATGATGGATCTAGATTGACGCCAGAGAATCTTTCTAATACACTTTGGTTTGGTGTTTCAAATAGTTTTCTAACAATAACATCAAATGTTCCATATTTTGTAACAGCAGTGTTTTTCGAAGCTCTAACATTTTCGATTGAGATTTTTACATCTTTTGAAAGTGAAGCGCCGCTGTTTAGGCCGACAAATCTGAACAGAGGAATATAATCATCTAATCCATCTGATTTATCACCAATTACATAACCAGTTTTTGCGCTAATTGAACCAGATCGGTTGCTGTATCCACCACCCACTGCTGATGTAAGGAATAATTCTTGTATAGCAAATGAACCGGTTGTACATTCAAATGTTTCACCGAGGAAATAATTATTTGATTCGTATTTTGATGGATTTGTATTTAATACATTTCTAATGAAATTATATTTTGTTGGATCTAAAGAGACTGAATGCGTGACGCTATTTGCTATAATAGCAGCGCCATCATATGATGCTGACCCAGCAACTGCGCCAGATAGTGATATTGTAGAGGAACCGCTTGCGTAAATGCGCGCAACAAGTGATTGCTGACTTCCGCTTTGAGCGTATAGTTCAAAAGTTCTGCCAACTGTCCACCCGGGGTTGCTTGCTGGGTCAAAAGTATTCTCAACACCAGCAAGTCTTACAACGGTGATTGGAGATGCATTTTGAAGAAATGCTTTTGCTGCATAAGTTGCAAGAGTTGGAGAAGTTGGAACACCAGTTCTCCATACATCGACTGCTCCTGGTGTACCATTTAATGGTCCTCCAAAAACACGTTCAAGTTCTGCTATGCTTGAAACCATAACAGGTTGCATTGCTGGACCTTTTGCAGTGTTACCAATAACAACTGGTCCCATTTGTGGTGCTGCTGGTGGGATGATAGAATCATCTATTTCATTGATTTGTACACCAGGCGATACGAATCTAAATTTTTCTATTGCCATAAAAAGTTCTCCTAGACTTAAATATTACAAAAAACTTATAATAAATAGATGTATCAATCCTCAAAATACTTTATTTTGCATTAAAAGTTCCTTCACGGGCCTTTATGCATTTTGCAGCTATTTCCATCTTGTTGTTGGAATCACCAAACAATCGTTTTGGCTCGCTAAGGCTTACAATCTCAAAGAAAACATTGTCATAGTAGACAAAATCGCCTTCGCGGACAAATAGATCTTGATCTTCTGTCAGACGGCGTTTATGAAAATGAACAACAATGGTTGGACGGCGATCAACGCCGAAATTGTTTGTTGTTGTTTTATAATCCTGCCATTCAACTAGGGCATGAACATGCACTGGTGGCAGGAATGTTTTAACAATTGCTTCGCCATATAGTGAGTGAAAGTTTGTATGTTCTAAGCTTATAGGATAATATACGATCTGTTGACCAATAACGCGCTCTATAAGCTCATCATTGATCTGTTTAACAAGATCTTTCTCTTTCTGGTTTGTAAAGAGGGGCGGCGGAGGGCTTTCTGGTTGTTCCCACTTCTCTTTTTTCTTTCTTGTCATATAATAAATAGTTTTGAATGGGACATGAAGATAATAAAAAACCCGCCAAGCTGTTGGGGCAAGGCGGGCATATGAATAATTTATATTATTCTCTAGAAAATTGATCTAGACTCATTCCGACTTGATCAAGACCTCTGATGTCTTGCTCTGGTAATGCATCACGGTTCCCCATGTCATCATGGGCAGTTATTGACCAATTATGGCCTCGCATATCGTAAACAAGAACTACTTTTTGAATTCTTGGACCAGGTCTTGTGCCCTCTTTTATTGCTTCTTTGATCATCTTCTTAAGCTGTGTGGTTGTGAGTTTCATTGTTTTATCCTTTTCTGTTAAAATTTGTCTTATACAAGACATCACTATTAAATAGTGATGTATAGATTAAAAAGAAGTTTTTTTTAAGCTATCAAATTATTTACAAACACCAACAGGAAACTGCCTACATAGATAAGATTTGGAATTGGATTGAGCATCTTGCCAGCATTATCAACAATGCTTGCATCACGTTCAGCAAGTTTATCATATGCTGTATCTTCAAGAACTTTCATCAATTCCTCTTTCAATTCTTTTTGTTCTGCTTTTGCTTCTGAGACAAGTGCAGGGCCGTTGAGAGTTACGCTTTCACCTGGAATTGGGATTGTTGCGAATTTGCTGCGGATATATCCAAGCATCTCTTTGCATAATGAAAGCGCATAGCGACGAATCCATTGTTTGCCTATTGAATTTATGCTATCATATGGTATATTTTCAAATGGTAGAGTGTTTATGTTGTTAACGCCACCAACACCGTTCTCTGTCGCTCCAGTTCCAGCATCTTCTTCCCATGCATCGCTTGGGATAGTGAAAAGGAACCACATCTTTAGCGGGCTGCTGGTGCTTGGAGTTGGGAATATACGAATTTTGTTATTGCGGATCTGAAATGAGTAGTCTGAAACGCGTGTTTTGATAGCATCTTCATAAGCCATTGCCTGCAATTTGTTTTGCCAAGCAGGAATGATCTCAAAAGTACTATCATCGGCATATTGACCATATGTGCTCAAGTTACCAACAACGTTCAAACCGCCGAAATAACCATAGAAGTTCCATGAAGCGGCTGGTGTTTTATAATACATTTTGGTAATATTGATACGCTTGTTGCCAACAAGATTTTCATATGGAACACCACCGGCAATAGCAGATGAAGAAACAACTGCTTGGAGATCATAATCCTGAACGCCTTCGCGTGTATCAAATGAGCCTGAATAAACAGTGCTGTCACCGTTCAAATCAGCCTTGCCGGAATAAGCAAGAGCAACACGGTTAGCATAACCAAGGTTGAACTTAGGATACTTCAGCTCAGTGTGCGACAGATCTTCAGCATTAGAGCCTGTTAAGTGGCCGCTGTGATCAAAACTGCCAGCTTGTGCTCCAAGTGCGCGTGATATAACATTTTTTGATTGTGCAAGATTGATGATATATGAATATTCAAGTGTTGCTTCTTCATAAGCAGCATAAACTTGACTTTCAACTATTTCAATATCAAGAACATCGCCGCCGAGCTTCTTATAAACATACGAAACTTGCTCTGATGCGCCGCGACGAAACATATCAGCTTGTTCGCTAGTCCAGTGATCAGTTGAAACATATATACCAAATGGTAGGGAGCTAGTTGTTACGTTATCAACTGATCCTGTTGGTGGCAGGATGCTTTTATTTGATAATGATTGCGGTGTCAGAACGGGCAATGCCATATAATTTATCCTCTATAGAATAAATAGTTTCCAATCTGTTTAATAGCAACTATTTAAAGTATCATGAAGCTTATAGTAACTGAGAAGAGGAAAAGAAAAGGTAAGCGCGAATCGCATTGCCAAAGAAAAGCAACAGAAGAATATAGTGATGAAACAAGTTTATATCGTTCAATGGCTATTTCTAAGTGCCGCAAGGGCAAGATATGGAAAGAAGCAGTGGAGGCTGGTGTTGATGAGTCGTTACTAGAACAAAAACTATTAGAAGAATTAGACTTATTAGAGAACCTAGGAGACGACACAGCAACTCTAAATGAAAGCCATCAACCTGTGTGCGAAGCGTGCCTCCTAGAGCTTTTAACAGCCCTAGATGAAGGTGTTTTAGAGGAAGCTGAGTATCAAGGTCGCAAAGTAACTCTAAACAAGCCAATGCGTGGCGATGTGAAAAAATCGAAAGTGTTTGTCCGCGATCCAA